CAAATGAATAATGAATTGTCTGGCGCTGCCAAGAAAGCTGTAGTTAAGTCTGCATTAACTCAGTTAGAAGGTAACGTAAAAGAGCAATTTATTAAAACTGCACCAAATCTTTTAAACTTGGCTATTGAAGCAGCCGTGGTGTTAATTAAAAAATGATAGAAGAATTAAAGCAGTTCGCAACACCAAAGCAGTGGGAATATTACGCTAAGTCTTGTGAACTGGGTTCTAATCGTGCAGCAGCAAAGTTCTTTGGTGTAACAGCCACCGTAGTTGATGTGGCTGTTAGGAGCTTGAAAGCTAAAAGTGCATTGCAAGGTTATTCACCTGAGCATGATATGACTAGACCAGTTCCTCCAGGCTATCTAGTGAAGGGCGTCAGCACTTACTATAATAAAGACGGTAAACCATCAGGCCAATGGGTTAAATCATCGCTAGATAACGCTCAGTTAGAGCAAGTCGTTAAAGACTTTGTTATTAATTTAGCAGAAGAAATTAAAGGTCTATCTCCACTATCTCCACCTCCTAAATTAAAGCCAACCGACACATTGACAGTTATCCCTATGGGTGACCCTCACTTTGGTTTATACGCATGGGCGCAAGACGCTGGAGCTGATTTTGATTTGGCTATAGCAGAACAGCTTACGTGCGGTGCAATAGACAGACTGATAGCAAGCTCACCAAATACTCACACAGCATTGCTACTAAATCTCGGTGATATGTTTCATGCAGACAATCAGAAGAATATAACGAACTCTGGCCATCAGCTTGATGTAGATGGTCGCTGGGCTAAGGTGCAGCAGATAGGTTTACGAGCCATGATATATTGCTTGCAAAGGTTGCTTGAGAAGCATCAGAAAGTAGTATTTAGAATCAACAAAGGCAATCACGATGGCCATTCATCTTACGCATTGGCACTAATGATTAGCTGTTACTTTCATAACGAAAAACGCATGGAAGTGGACTTATCACCAGCTATATCTTGGTACTATCCGTTTGGTAAAGTATTGATAGGCTCTACGCATGGCGATACCATAAAAGGAAGGGATATGATGTCTATCATGGCATCAGATATACCTGAAGAATGGGGTCGTTCTAAGTATCGATATTGGTATGTCGGTCACGTACATCATCGTGATTTGAAAGAGTATGCTGGCGGTCAGGTTGAGTATTTCAGGACACTGGCAGCTCGTGATGCTTGGCATCAAGGGCAAGGATACCGTGCTGGTCGTGATATGTGTTCAATCATATTGCACAAAGAATACGGTGAAATAGAGCGCCATACTTGTGACATTGGAATGATATGAAAGAAGTTGAAGCTAAAGAAATGGCTCAAACATTGATAGGTCAAACCATTGTTGGAATAGTTATAGATTACGAACGAGAAACGGTTACTTTAGAACTATCCAACAATGATTTAGAATTTGGCGGTGACGGCCTGAGTATGAAATGCTTTGACCTAACTAGGCCATTAATGAACTAATCCCCATAACCTATCGGGCCGTTCTGCCCTATGATGTCCATACGAGCCTCGTTCCACGCTAGTGGGCATGCCATATAAGCACATTCCTTACTTGCATCTAAAACCTTTCCACAAATATCGCACAGTGGTTCTTTCTTACGAAAGATAGCATCAAAACTAGATTCAAATTTATCTCTATCAACACTTAATGGTCTTGGCTTAGACCCTTTGCCACCGTCACTCATCATTTGCCCTTTCAATAAAATCAATTAAGTAGTCTATATACCAACGCGCTTTCTTTAAATCCTCAAGCGTATCATTCTTTAAGCCAGCTCGTGATAGATACTTTAACGCAGTCAATCTAAGATGTCCACGGAACTCCTCTGGTGTTGCTTTGGCCTCCATGTAATCAATTGTTTCAATACCACCGCTAGTGTAATGATGTGGATGATTCACATTATCTGACATTCTTAACTCTCCTATCGTGGTCATCAGCACAATCTTTATCGCAGAATCTTTTTTGTTTTGCTAATTTTTCACCGCAATTTAAACAAAAGCCAGTTGGCTCAAATTCTTTTTGATTTGCTTTGTTTCTAGCCAACTTAATACTCAAATCTATCGATGCCGCTTCAATTGCAGACGCTCTATCTGATTCATCTGCAAATTTCTCTACTTCTTCCATATTAACCCTTTTTCTTTATTTCTATAAACTTATTGTAATAAAATCGGCTTCGTATAAGGCTCTTAGAGCGAATAAAAAGAGTGAAGTAATACCATGACCTCACCCTACTAATTATTTTCATCCTAATTTTCTGCCTTCATGTATCCAATTTGTTGATATTCCGTCTTTATTGTAATTGCGAATATCACGGCTAATTTTAGCGCGACTTGGTGAATGAAAGTAGCGTAATAATTTAATTTTTAATTTTTTCATTTTTTCCTCATGTAATTTTTATATGTACACAAACAGTTAAAATTTAAACATATCCTGTCAACGTGTATAGTTTTTTTCATTTTGTCTATACATTGTATAGACATCCGCCAAAACATCCGCCACTCTATCGTTCTCTTTCATCTTGGCTAGTATGAGCAGATAGTACAACTCATCCATCTCGGCTTTAGTCATACAGTCTTTCCTATGTATGTTGCCTTAACATTATTATTAAATTGCAAAGTCACTGCACAGTCCTGTCCTTTGTTTGCATGAAAAAGTTTCCATACGCCCCAACCCATAGAAACAACAGCGATAAGTAGTAATGTTGCTACAACGACTGTTGAACGGTCTATGCTTCTATCGCAGTCACAGTCACGGCCCTGGTTGCACTGTTGGTTACACGGCATAATCTTTCTCCTCAACACTAAAATAAGCAAGCACTGTTTTAAGTGCAGCAACTAATTCAATTCCATCTTCCATATTTCTATCTAGGTTTAATAATGTATTTTTCAGATGTGCCGCAACAACATTATCTAAAAGCACATAAGCCACATCTTCATCGTCAAAAGAGATATTAACAAGCATTATAAAATCTCCTTAATAACTCTGCCTTTAGAAACAGGTATGTTTGTGTAGCCCATCAAAAACCCCAAGTTAAAGTTATCAACATATTGCTCTGGTATCTTTATTGGATTTAACTTTTTATATGGTGACATATCATTTGTATCGTATTTATTAATTGAAAAGTAAGTGTTAGTTCCTGTGCCATATTTATAGATAAGACCATCGTTTACTAACATATTAAGACTGTATCTAACATCAGACCTAGAGAAGCCCTGCTCCATTAAACTTTTTGCTGTCCTATCTGCCTCACATATCTCTGCGTATAACTCAGTCCTAGCTTTAGCCGCATTAGAAATAAAAACTGGCATGTCATCCATTTTTCTTAGCCTCCAATTTTAGTTTAAGTAATTCAAGTTTAGAATCAGGCATTGACATACCAGTTTCGCAACGCCATACACGAACGGTGTTTGGTTTGCAGTATAGTAAGTCAGCCACATTAGTTGCACTCAGTCGATTGTGATACATCACATCCATTAGTTCTTTTTGATTACGTTTCATATTAACTCCGTTTTGTTTACGAGTTGATAATATAATTCACTACTTTATTTTTGTCAACACATGTTTGATAAAATCAATAGCTTCATCTTTACCTTTGCATACTTTTGCGTAATAACCAGCAGCATTTAGGTAAATTATCCAATCTAATTGCTCTGGCGATATAGTTCCACCTTTAGTCCGCTTCATCTCAATAAAGCAATTAAGACTAGGTATCATAAGGTCAGGTACTCCAGCCGTGACACCTTCTGCCTTCATGTTCATGGCCACTACTTTGTTTCTTAATCCACCGTTACCAATAGCAAATACTCGATGCTGTGGGTGACTACGCCTCATCCATTGTATAAACTCAACCTGCTCCAAATGCTCTGACTTAACCTTTTCAGCTACCATTAAAATCTCCTGTCAATTACTCTTGCGTATTTACCATCCATCTTAAAATCAATTGTTTCTGGACAATTAGAATTATTCATTGCGTGACAAATTGATTCTAATGAACTATGTGGTAAAAGGTGCGCTCCAGACTTCTTAGCAAGTAAAATAACAAGCTGTATAGCCTTTTGACCTGCCCATCCATCATGTTTTACGCACAGATATTCTGTCACTGGCTTATCAGATAAACCACCATAATACGTCACTTTCAGCATCTCTATCCCACTCGTCTTGCTCAAATGCTTTGACCATTCCCAAGAACTTACATCAAGCTCGGTACCTCCTACTCCCATAATGTCATCATTACGGAGTTTTAATGGCGCCTTTTCTTCTTTAGGGAACTCATAAGAACATGCAGGACACACTGGAACGCTTATGTGTAAAATCTCATGGCATTGGTCACACATCTTAACTGGCGCTTCTCCTGAGCCTTCACCACGCTTCTTAGACTTGTCCTCAATGTTTACGTTGGTGATTGGGCCGTGTGTCTGAACCACGCCAGCAAAATCTAATACTAAGCAATGGTCAGTATGGCTCTTAGGTCGTAAGCCACGCCCTGCCATCTGCACATAAAGACTGGCCGATAATGTAGGCCGTAGCATGGCAATCAAGTCAATGTCAGGATAATCAAAACCAGTTGTTAATACATCACAGTTAGTTAGCGCTTGAATTTTTCCAGCCTTATATTCATCTAAAATGCGTTTGCGTTCTGTCTTACTTGTATTACCTGTAATACATTCTGCCACAATGTTTCTTTTGAGCAACACATCTCTGACGTGGTAAGCATGGTCAACACCAGCGCAAAAGAACAACCAGGCTTTTCTGTCATCAGCCAATCTAATAACTTCATCAACTACGCTGTAGTTATTGTCATCATTATCAACGGCAGCCTGTAACTCTGATTCAATATACTCACCACCACGTTTGTGTACTCCATCTGTGGATAACTTTTTATCGGTTACTTTTGAACGAAGCGGAGCAAGGTATTTTTTATATATTAACTCCTCAATAGACACAGGCTCAATTAACTCATCAAACAATGCTGGCTTGTCAGTAATTAACCCATGGCCCAATCGATACGGTGTAGCGGACAATCCAATCACACGGAGCATAGGATTAATCTCAATCAATTCTTTAATTAATGTGCGGTAGCCACCTTCATCTTTATGTGACACAAGGTGACATTCATCAATGATAATCAAGTCAACATGGCCAATCTCATCTGAGCGTTTACGAACTGATTGGATACCAGCAAATGTAATGGCCTCACCTAGCTCTCGCTTTCCAATACTGGCTGAGTAAATTCCCATTGGCGCATTGGGCCAGTGTAGGCGCATCTTCTCAGCGTTCTGCTCAATCAACTCTTTAACGTGAGTAAGCATTAACACACGAGTTTCAGGCCAGTTCTGTACTGCATCTTTACACAGTGCAGCGACAATGTGGCTTTTGCCTGAGCCTGTTGGCAACACTAAGCATGGATGGCCTTTGTTCTTGGATAGCCAATCGTATAGCTGGTCAATACTGCGTTGTTGGTATTCACGAAGCATTTTCTACCTCATTAATTCTTTGACCAATCCATTTCATTACAGGTACCGCCATTGAATTTCCTAATGCTTTGTATCTATTTCCACCAGGTGTTTTATCAAATATATTTGTATAATCATCAGGAAACCCTTGCAAACGCTCACATTCAAGAGGAGTTAATCTACGAACTTTCATGTTATTTGATGCAATAGGAACATTACCTCCACCTGTACCCCATCTTCTAGTTACGGTTTGACATACATCGCCCATCTCTTTTACACGGCTATCAGCAGGATGCGTTTCATAAACTTTATAAGCAACAAACAATCCACACTCATTACCTGATGGGCCACCGCTTCCCTTAGCCCACTTGCTAGTTACGGTGTCTGAACATTCGGGGTCTGAGCCACCATACGCAACGCTTCCTGCAGTTGGGGCGGTAGCGACTTTCCTCGACTTTCTGCTCTGCGGATTATGCCCTGACATGCTTTCGCGCTCAAATAATACTGAGGCAGCACTTCTCCAATCTCCAAGACATCCGACAACAAAGACACGCTTGCGTCTTTGTGGAACTCCGAAGTGTTGAGCGTCAAGCACTCGGTAGGAGAACCCATACCCGAGTTCAGCCAACGCCCCGAGGAAGGAACCAAAGTCCCTTCCACCATTTGAACTGAGGACACCTGGCACGTTTTCCCACACAATCCATTTTGGCTTAAAATGGTCAGCAATTCCAAGATAGACGAGTGCCAAGTTTCCACGAGGGTCTTGAAGTCCTTTTCTAAGTCCTGCGACTGAGAAAGATTGACATGGGGTTCCTCCCACAAGAATGTTGACTGGTTCATTTATATTCCACTCCTTAAATTTTGTCATGTCACCGAAATTAGTAACATTTGGATAATGATGTGCTAAGACTTGACTAGGAAACTTCTCAATCTCTGAAAACCCAACAGGTTTCCATCCCATATCATGCCAAGCAGTTGTTGCTGCTTCTATTCCACTACATACGCTTAAATAGTTCATATAATCTTAGCCCCCATAGTTTCTCTAAGTTCTTTAGTAAAGTCTGACGGATTGGCACACTCTGATGGGTTGGCTAATATCTCGCTAGACTTAAACCCATCGGCACCATTCAGAACCTCTTTATTATTTATGATGTAAATTGCATGCCACTCATCTTTACCTGGCTTAAACTTATATGGCACCAAGTCAGGGTGAATTACATGCGCATCGCAGCCATTGTATTGAGCATCCAATGGGATAACGGCATCGTAGCGAGTACATGTCCAAGTGCTGTCCTCATTAGATGTAACGTGAGCGCAGGTGCGACAGTTAGATTCTTTAATGGCCTTTGAGCCGTGACAGAAATCATGGGCATCGCACATCTTACATTCGTACCAACTTGGGTCAGTGCTTAACGGTGGGGGTAGTGCCTCAACCATCGTAATCCGATGCGCTTTAGTTACCATCTTAATTGCA